CTGAGTGCATCGATGTTAGCTTGTAAAGCAAAATTCGACAGCTCTTTTTTGTTATTTTGAATCTTCTTTCTGTATGCGTCTTCAATCTTCTCACGTGTACCCTTCACATTATTCGTAATGTTCAAATTCAAAGAAATTCTCTTAGCCTTTTTAGCTAAGTTGTTCTTTTCAGCTTGGAGATTCTTTTTCTTTTGTACGAGAGTATCAACTTCCTTTTTGATGTTCATGAGTGAAACATTCGTTGTTCTGAATTTATTGATGAGACCAGTCTTGTTGACATTTTTGTACTTAATGTAGGCACCAAGTTCGTTGAGGTCTTTTTGTCGTTGAGTATTTTTAAGGTTCTTCTCTAACGCAACTACATCCTCTTTCAGTTTAGGTATATCAACCTTCTCTAATGACATGCGGTTGATAAAGACCTGTTGTCTGTTTACCGGGAGTGTACTTTTCTTGACAAAATCAATAAAATTCTGTTTATCTTTCGTGATAATCTCAAACTTCTTTTGTTTTTTGGTAGCATTCATCCGGAGACCAGCTTCTTCAATCTGTTTTTTGAGAGGAACGAGACGGTCAACAAAAACGAGGGAACTTATGGGGTTGGAAAATTCGGAAGATACATTTTTCTCAGTTGCTAACTTCGCGAGTGCAACTTTACTCGCTTCTACAATGTCTAATTTAACCGAGTTCAATTCAACCTGATTTTTAATAGCTGCGATACTACCACTGAACGCACCCTGTATACCAATCCCCTTTACAATCTTTTTCAGTCTATCTTTCTCATTGTTGAGAGTATCGACGCGTTTCTTTTCACCCGTCTTTTCAATAGTTTCTTTCAAAGCGTTGGCTTTTTCTGTGGTGTCTACACCGGCGATACGTTTAGAGAAATTGGCAGCTACACCCAGTTTTTGAGCCAACTGGGAAAGTTCATTTCTTTTCACATCGATAGTTCGTTTCCCTGAGTTTTGTTTCAACCGCTTAGCTTCTTCGATGAGTTTCCTGACAGCAGCCTTTCCAGGTTTAAACTTGGCCATAATCCCATTTTGTAAAACCTGACTAATACCGATACGACTGATAGACTTTTTGAGAAATTCACGGTCTTTGGATATGGCTTGGGAATCCTTCTTCTTTTTTAAAGCTACCGCATTTTGACTGAGTACTTTGACACTATTCCCCTCCTCATCAAACCTTTGAAGAAGTTTGTCTTTATTGGACTGGTTAAGTTTTAAACCCGATAAGAACTTTGTGAGTCTTCCACGTCTTTCTCCCACGTTTTCTCTTTCCCTAATCTTTACGAGTTTGTCGGCTCGAGCTTTAAGACGAAGGAGGACGGTTTTATCATCAATGAGTCGGATAAGACTCCTCCTGTCCCAAAAACCAAGATCTAAATCGGCAATCATGGCACGGAATTGTCTCTTCTTTTTCATAATTTCCCTGGCTTTTCTCTGCTTATTCACCCTGACAGCTTCTCTAAAAATTGTCTCTGGGGATACTCTTCCCTGTTGAACCCTCTGTTGGTAAGACGCCACATTTGCCTTACTAAGAAACGGAAGTGCGGTCAGCCTAATTTTGAATGTATCCACATCCATCTATATTAGGCTGACAAAAAAGTGTATCCTCTGTTGAACAATTGTACCTTTTCTTCATAACTCATGTTAAAATCAAACACATCTGTGTCTTCAACATTGATTTCATGAAGTTCTATTGGTGTATTATACGTCACCCGATTAGAAAGTGCTGAACGTACGAGCGTTTCAACAAACTGTTTGGGTGTTTGTATATCGTCTTGATAGACGCGATTCATTTTAATTTTTATACAAGTAATCTCGTGTGGTTTTTTATCAAAGAATGGTGTCAATGGATATTCCTCCTTCATTCCACCATCTACATACGTATCACCGTTATACTTTCCACATGCAAATATGAAAGGTACTGCCATACTCATACACACGGCATCAATCACCTTCATCTCTGGGTGTGTATCCTTTGAAAAATATACAGTCTCTGACGTATTCATACAAAATGCAGAAATGTATATCTTGGTTTCAAGTTCTCTAAATGTAGGATCACTTCCACAAATCTCTACCAACTTTTTACGAATTGGTCCCATATCAACAAATCCAAATTTGTTAAAAAAGGAGCCTATACGTATTTTAACAAAAGTGGGGATATTCAATGAGAGTGAAGTTTCTAGAATTTCATCGACTGACATCCCCATCCCTAAAAAGAGTGCTAAAATTGCACCCGCGGAAGAGCCGGATATCTCCTTAACGTCTGCAAGTTCCGTCTCTCGTGCTTTTAGGGCCCCTATGAGTGAATATATACCCATTGAAGCTGGCCCTAACACGAGATATTTCATCTTCCTACTTAATAGAATTGAGGAAATTGACGACGCAAAAGCGCGAAGACGACCGCGAATACAATCGTGTGAACGAGAGCCGCGTTCAGGCTGGTCTGACCCGAGCGAAGAACCCCACCGGAACCGGGAGGAAGGGTGAGAAGAAGGCCTGGGCTGAGCGCGAGGAAGAGCGCAGTGGTCACGATGAGATCGTTGCGGGTGAGCACGAGACCCATCGCCTTGGCGATCAGACTGTAGACGAGGAAGAACACGAGGGCGTGGAAGAACACGGCCATCTGACCGGTCTTTCTGTTTCCGAATGTAACCTTGGAGCCGTCGGTGGTGAGAACAACACCGGGGCTCAGAGCCAAAAAAAGAGCAGCGGGGATCGCGACTTTCTGGGAAGTAAGGTTGGGGAGCATTTAATATACACGCATATAATTTTTCATGAAATCAACAAAGTGGTAAAATGTAGCACCTCGCATCATCTCTTCATGGAGACCGTTTTGATTGATGATACGCCTGAGATTTCCCCAGATGTAATGAATTTTTTCGATATGTTCACATTCCTCACGTTCCTGGTACGAATCATGTTCGTCATAACAAAATTCAACAAAGTCGCAAAATTTCCCTGTATGTTCAATACGGGCGTCGTATAGTAGTGTCCTGGTGGTATTCCACATGTGCCATAGTTCGTCTGAGTATTCGACTTCCCAGTCTTCGATATTCAGAGGAGTGTGTTCATCATTGAACTCGTCGTCATCACTGACGTCGGGATCAAATCCATTATTGGCTTCGTATACGTATTGGCTCCAAACCATAGTTAATTACTTATCTTCTTTCTCGGGCTTCTCTTTTATACCGGTTAACGAGAGAGATGTAGATTCTTTTGTTTTAAGTCCATCTTTGATGGCATTTAGGGCCCCTTCGACCTTTGCTTCGTCTCCATTGAAGAAAGTCATGAGACCATCCTTGATGGCATCCTTATTCATACCAGACTTGCGTACAGATTTACGAATACTGATTTTACCCTTCCTGAGGTTAATGGTATCAATACCCTGGGAAACCATATGCTTCTTGACCGTCTCCTTGAGACGCTTCTCCTCCTGGTTTAAGACTTTGATATCAGCTTTCGCTTCAGAAAGTTGCTTTGTGAGGTCTACGAGCTTGGAAACGTTCGTAGAAAGTTCGTTAGGAACAGAGGTCATTATTAAATGTTTTTATGTTCTAATCTTTAAGCGCACAAACCACGCTGCATGGTGTCGGGCACAATGGTGGAGTTGTTCCACACGAAGGGGTCCTTGGGGTTGGGGGGATCCTTGCGAATCTGCTGGTTGGCGTTGCGGAGAGCACCACCGACAGTCTCGGGGAAGCCAATTTGCTTGCGAGGCTCAAGGAAGTTCTGACCCTTGAGGATGTCCTCTGGGGCAAACTGACCAAAGTCCTCCGAAGAGGCAACCTCACGGGGGAGGAGGGACGAGGCGAGGCCGGTACCCTTATCCATACCACAACCGTTGGAAGCCTTAGCCGCGGGGGCAGCGGCGGGGCTGGCAGCGGGAGCCGCACCGAACGCGGAGTACTCACGCTCGACAATGGCATAGCCCGACTTGGAATTCATGTTGAATAGGAGGAAAATGAGAGCGGCTACAGCGAGGAGCATAACAATATTTTGTCCACGACCTTTGTTGAACATCTTCATCTTTATTATAGTATTAACAAATTTTTTTATTCTTCATCCTCGTCGACAAAAGCATACTGGTCTGGGTATACATCGAGAATTGGGTCTGGGTGAAGCTTGACCTGGACAACATTCCAAGCCGAACCAAATGCCTTCTTGGCGAACCAAAGTCCGGCAAATTCTAGGATGACATTGCATGTCTTTCCTGGCTGAAGTGTCTCAAAGTCGACAACCTCCTGCTGAGCGTTGAAAATCTTGGTGGCTTCGATGCGGTCGCCTGTAATCTGACCATCCGCCACACTGGAGGTATAGGCACCCTTGACCACATCCTCGGAAAGGGTCTTCCCAAACCAATCCTTGCAATTTTCACTGGCTGCAGCGAGGTTCTGGGCATCAACACCATGAATCTTCTGGGTGTTCGCCTCCGAAACGAGGTCAAGCACCACATCACCTGAGACATCAACAGCCTTTACACCGTTCAACTGAATGAGACACTTACGCTTCTCATCACTGAGAGCCTTTACGAAATAGAGACCATCTTCACCCTTGGCTGGGGCGTTGTAGAGCATTTATGTCTATATTGTGTCTCATTTCTTTAAACCAACAAAAGGTATAGCGGCTGACTTGTTCAATACGTTGGTTGGTACCCATTTGTTTCTCCTGGGTTTATAACCATACAAAGTGTTTGCAGTATTGAAATTCTTTGGTAGATTCTTTGCATTCTTTGTCCTGAGTTTAAACTCATTCTTGACGTAAGAGTTATTAGTGACGTTTGTCCACTTGAGTGTCTTCAGGTTTAAACGCTTATTACCTGAAGAGTTGTTGTACCCGTTAACTTTCGCATTCCCAACTACAGGTTTCAAGCCATGGACGAGTTGTTTAGACAGTTTATCTTCCGAAGGCTTTGTCGTAAAGTTCTTGTATTTGTATGGATCGACCCGCTTCGCCTGGTTCATTGATACACGTCCATCCTTTTTAGTGGCTGGAACTTTTCGGACGATTTTAGACCTGACACGTTTGAACACCTCATCGATCGTATCAGAATCCTTCACCCTCTTATCAAACAACTGACCAAGTTTTACAAGACGCTGGCGGTCTTTCACCTTCTTATCTGGACGAAGATTGAGTTTGCTCATCAGATATATGTCTTCAATCAAAAACTCCTTACTCGCGACATACACTTTACTACTTGTATTGAGTTTACCCGTGATTGGGTTTTTGTAGGTTATACCTTTACGTCTGGACAAAACAACTTCATATCCAAACTCTTTGGGTCGCATGAATGGAATGTCTAGAATTCCACCAAGGGTCGTATCTTCAATTTTACCCGTTTTAGGAGAAAAGTACCGTAAATTCAAATCGAGAGCAAATAACTCTACGTCTATGAATACATCACCTTTCGATGGAGTGTTTCCCGACTTGCTCTTCTTCTTTTTAATGAGGGTATACCTGCGAGTCACGACAGGTGTAGACGGTTTGAAACCAATACCGAGATATTTGAAAAGTTTTGGATCCTTCTTCTTCATACTCAATAAACGATCCTTTACCTTTTTACTCAGACGCTTGGATATTTCACCCAATTTGTCCCATAATATCAATTTAGTTGCTTGAAGTTTTCCAAAAAATTGAGGATTTACTGGCATTCTAGGGACGAACTTTGCATCTATGTCAGGGGTGATGATTCGGTCATCAAATTTTACATACAAATTGAATGCCTCCCCACCACTTACAATCATGTCGCCCATATTCTTCATATAATCAGACAGTTCACCGATTGTTTCTAAGATGATGTCCCTGAGGGAATTTGTGACGAATAGATACATGACCCTGTCAAAATCTTTACCAGGATAAGTACTATGCACCCGACTTCTGAATTTGCCGAGATCTCGTTGTAAGTTCCTGTCGTAATACTTCTTCAACTTGGCATCCTTGAAAAATAAGTTTTCATTCTCAAACTGTTCGATGCGCCTCTTCGAATAGATTTGGTCGTCCATTATTATATCGTGATATAATAATATGGTCTGTAGAGTCATCGACGAATGTAGGTGCTATGCCTACAAAGGTGAAGCCAATCAGTTCTGTGGTACTCGTCAAGGACCGAATGTTGTACCATGCCCAGATGATTGTTGTTTTGGTGGATGCCCTGATGATGGTTCTCGTCATCCATTCAGGTATATAGACCGTCCAGTGCAACCCAACATATTGACTTCCCTTAAACCCATCGAAACACAATTCATGATCGTTTTATGTGTTATGATACTTATTGGTCCTTTATTCTTGACTTAAAGATTACGTCCGTAAGATAGATATAATGTCTCTCGAAACCATCCAGACCGAAATTGCCGCCCTCCGCAACGATGTAAAGAACCTCACTAAGCTCGTACGCAAGGTCAAGAACACCCAGGAAGATCCCGATGGTGAGAAGGCTAAGGCGCGCGCTGAGAACAACGGCTTCAACCGAAAGCAGGAAATCACACCTAAGTTGCGTGAGTTTCTCGCTCTTCCCGAAGGAGATCTCATCTCCCGTTCCGAAGTCACCAAGTTTGTCAACAAGTACATCACTGAGAAGGGTCTTAAGCATCCCGAGAACGGCCGCCAGATTATTCTCGACGATAAGCTCCGCGAGCTCCTCGCGCCTCCCGCTGACGTTGTTGTTACTTACCTTAACCTCCAGAAGTACCTTTCTCCTCACTACGTTAAGAAGGCTTAAAAAATAAACACATACTTAATTAAACATGGTTGTCTTTGTTGATAAGACACGAATTGAACAACTTGTTGGTACAAAGATCAAAAACCTTGATTTGTACCAAAAGGCATTTACACATAAATCTGCACTCAAAGAATACGAGCAATTCAAAGAATCATTTGAAACCCTCGAATTTATTGGTGATTCCGTACTCGGGTTTGTCATCACTAAGTTTTTGTTTGATCGATATGAAAGTCGACAGGAAGGTTTTCTCACGAAGGCGCGCACAAAGCTCGTTCGTGGAGAGACTCTCGCGAAGATTGCGAATACACTCAATTTGAATGAACTCGTGATTATGGATGAGAAGGGGATGCGTAATCAATGGAACAACAATCCCAAGATTTTAGAGGATGTTTTTGAAGCCCTAATTGGTGCTATCTATATGGATATTGGTCTCATCCATGCTAAGGAGTTCATTCTTAGGATTTATCAAGACCCCGACATTGTTGACATGAACTCCATCATGGTGGATGATAATTTCAAGGACCATCTCATGCGGCATTGCCAGGTAAACGGTTGGCCACTCCCAGAATATCGTGTGTGTGCTCATCACGAAGGTTTATTCTACATTGACATCTATATCGACAATTTGTTTCGTGCGAGAGGTGCTGCAAAAAGTAAAAAGCAAGCTGAACAAAATGCAGCACAAATGTATTTTCAGGTACTAGATGAGGTTAAAAAATACAATTATAGTTAAGTTAACATGCATCCCAATGTCAAGGCTCTATTAGAGAGAGAATATGCTGCACAGAAGTCTGAAGAATGGCTTGCTCTCCGGGGTAAAATGTTAACTGCGTCAGATGCAGCTACAGCCATTGGTGTGAATAAATATGAAACACCTGCAGATCTCTTACTGAAAAAGTGTGGTCTCGGTGAAAAATTCACCGGTAATGCAGCTACACGACATGGTGAGAAATATGAGGATGAAGCACGTATTCTCTATGAAGAGAGGCATGGAGAGGTTGTCCATGAACTGGGCCTCTGTCCACACCCACTGCATCCATGGCTCGGTGGCAGTCCCGATGGTGTATCAGAGTCTGGGAAACTTGTAGAGATTAAATGTCCCCCATTGCGACAGATTGTACCTGGGGAAGTACCAATTCACTATATGCCCCAGCTTCAGTTGTGTATGGAGATTTTAGATTTAGAAGAAGCAGACTTTATTCAATACAAACCAGCTGAGACCAATTGGCCTCGCCCCGAAGAATTCGACGTCGTAAATGTTAAGAGAGACCCTGAGTGGTGGAAAACTAACTTCCCAATTATGAAGGAATTTTGGGACAAAGTACTTTATTTCCGTGAACACATAGATGAACTCCCACCACCTAAGTTGAAGAAGACAAGAAAGAAAAAGGAACCTGAACCAGTTGTCTGTGAAATCGAAACACTCCCCGAAGAAGACTTCTACCACGATGACTGAAGATCAATATGCGTTGGCTACGAAGTCTCTAAATGGCCGTCTATTTGTACCCTATCAATGTGATGGTGTGAGGTGGATGCTTGGTATGGAGGGACAAGAGTCAGGACCCAAGGGAGGCTTCTTATGTGATGAGATGGGTCTTGGCAAAACGGTACAACTTGTGGCTACTATGCTTGGAAACCCGAAGCCTCGTACACTCATTATTGTGCCAAAGTCTATTATTACACAGTGGGTTGAAGAAATCAACCGATTTGCCCCTAACTTGACGATCAATATCTTTGATGGTCCAGAACGGAAAATGAAAGAGGCTGATATTACAATTGCACCTTACACTCTACTCACCGTCAAAGGTGCTGAAAGTGGTGCATCCACACCTCTCCACCACGTAAAGTGGGGTCGTGTCATCCTTGATGAAGCCCATGAAATTCGAAACAAGTCTTCGAAACTGTTCAAGAGTGTGTATCGTTTGAAGACAGAAATCAAATGGATTGTGACTGGTACACCTGTATTCAATTCCATGGAGGATTTTGTTTCATTGTGCATGTTCTTGGGTCTTTCCAAGTCCAGTGCTCAAGGTATGACCAAACAAATCAAGGACATCTACATCCTTCGTCGAACCAAGGATGATCTTGCGAAGATTAACGAACGTCTCAAGCTCCCCCCTTGTCATTTTGAGAATGTCGAGCTTGACATGTTCCCAGAGGAAAAGTCTCTCTATGAATGTGTCTTTTTGGAAGCTCAAGATACCATCAAAGAAGCTTTCAAGCATGTACAGAGTCTCAACTCGAAGAATATGATTATTTTGGAGTGTCTTCTTCGAGCGAGACAGTGTATGATTTGGCCACAGATGTACTTGAATGGGGTTGCAGCAAAAAATGAAGACAAACCGACAAAATGGGAAGGTCGTTCAAACAAGATGGAAACCCTTCTTCGAATGATTGGGGAGCACCCAGATGAAAAGAGTCTGGTGTTTTGTCAATTCAGGGGTGAGATGAATCACATCCAGAGACAACTTGCTGGTGTGTGTCCAGTTTTCAGAATTGATGGTTCTGTGGCAAAGGAGGAGCGCGTCAAACAAATTGCAGGATTCAAGAAGATTCAGGGAGGTGCTGTTTTCATCATTCAAATCAAGAGTGGTGGTCAAGGTCTCAACCTCCAGGAAGCGACTCGAGTGTACATTACTGGTCCATCTTGGAACCCTGCGACAGAACTCCAGGCTATCGGTCGGAGTCATCGAACGGGTCAGGGGCAGGTTGTACATGTCAAAAAGTTGGTGTACAAGGAATGCGCACAATTCGTGAGTGTGGAACAGGAAATGATGGCACTCCAGGGACATAAATCAATCGTGTGTTCGGAAGTTCTTAATGATGAACGTGTAAAAACGCAAATCCCTGTGAACAGGACAACTGATAAAATTTCAATTCTGGACATCAAGAATATTTTCCGCGCGTAATGTAAACATGATTGGTTCCCGCGCCGAAGTTTTCCACGGCACCGCTGACGCTACTTCTGGTGGTCTCACCAAGAAGGATCTCGTGATGAAGGATGGTCGCATCATTTCCAAGGCGGCCTCGAAGGCTGCTAAGAAGTCCCTTAAGAAGAACCCCAAGTTCCAGGCGTTCATCGATCTCGCGAAGGAGAAGTCTGAGAAGAAGGAGACCTTTTGCCTCGTCCCCAAGAAGGGGAGCAAGACTTACAAAAAAATAATCAAAGCTAATAAGTAAGTATGACACTCACTCAATGGTCAGAATCTGTGAGATTGGCAAAAATTAAACTAGGTTTAGACCCAAAGAAATTTACCAGGGTTCAGGGTAAATTGCTTAAGGAGGCTCAAGCTATCTATAGTATTTTAATGTTGCACAAATCTAAATCTTAAATTGAAATCCCTTCAAATTTTGTGGCTCATATACAATGAGTTGATGAAGTTTCCATGTACACCCAAACTTCCTGTTCAAGAAATACACACTGTTGAGTTCAACAATCGCATGTCCCGAATTTCTTGCATAGAGACCATTGGTCGCTTCATCCCGCATTGGGTTCTTGTCCACATCAAAAACATTAGGTTTGATATGGTCATCCATAGTGGTATCAACCTTGACCCGGAATTTTGGTTCACGATCGGGTGATTCTTTCACGTTCGAATTAAACATGGGAAGAAGCTCCTCCTTTGTCATTGGACAGCCGAAAATCGCATCACTCTGTTCAACGACTGAATCGATAATCATGTCCTCCAACTTACGAATAGATTCATAAAACTTTTTCATATAACTGTCCTCCTCGTCATACCCCTTGATTGCAAAGTCGATATTGTATTTAGTTGGACCAACTTCTGGTGTAAACCCAGACACACCAAATGGCATGTACATCCGGGGAAACTGGACTCTCAGAGGTGTTCCCTGTTTTGTAGTAATGACAATTTTTCTATTGTTAAATGCATTAATTTGGATATTGTCAATGGCTTTGTCCATTTCTGATTTGGTATAGATGTAAAACTTTAAGCTGAGCACGCCACACAATCTGGCTCTAGACTGAACTGGATTGGTCGAGCCTTAGCCTTCGAGCGGAGGTAATACATCCCAGTTTTGAGACCAGCCTTCCACGCGTACATGTGCATCGAGGAGAGTTTGGACATGGTAGGACTCTCCATGAAAAGATTCATCGATTGAGACTGGTCAATGAAGCGACCACGGTCCGCCGCCATGTCGATGATACACTTCTGACTGATTTCCCACACCGTCTTGTAGAGCTTCTTGATGTCTTCAGGGATGTCTACGATATTCTGGATCGACCCACCCGCCTTGACCATGAGGTCTTTCATTTCCTTGGACCAGAGACCAACCTTCTTGAGATCTTCCACGAGGTGCTTGTTCACTACAACAAATTCACCTGCGAGTGTACGTCTCAGATAAATGTTAGTGGTATAGGGTTCGAAACATTCGTTATTACCCAGGATTTGAGCCGTAGAAGCTGTAGGCATGGGAGCCATGAGCAGACTGTTCCGGAGTCCCTTCGCCTTGATACGTTCACGCATGGCGTCCCAGTCGTATCGACCACTGAATTTTGTCTCCCCCTCCCACATGTCGGGTTGGAGGATACCCTGGGATGCAGGGGAACCCTCAAAACTCTCATAGGAACCCTCAACTTCAGCGAGTTCGGAGGAAGCCTCGAGTGATGCATGGTACATCGTTTCGAAGATGTGTGCATTCATGAGGCGAGACTCTTCACAGTCAAAGGGAAGGCCGCATAGGATGAATACATCCGCGAGTCCCTGGACACCCAAGCCGATGGGTCGGTGCTTCATATTAGAGCGTCTCGCCGTCTCCACAGGGTAAAAGTTTCGGTCGATGACCCGGTTCAGGTTCTTGGTCACAGTCTTCACAACTTCGTGGAGCTTGTCATAGTCAAATGTCTTCGTCTCCTTGTTCACGTACTTGGGGAGAGCGATAGAAGCCAGGTTGCACACAGATGTCTCATCTTTGTCGGTAAACTCTAAAATTTCTGTGCATAAGTTGGAACTCTTAATCACACCCAGATTCTTCTGGTTGCTCTTAGCATTGCATGCATCCTTGTAAAGCATATAGGGTGTACCAGTCTCCGTTTGAGACTTGAGAATCGCCTTCCACACATCTGCAGCAGGGACGGTCGAAGTCGCAAGACCCTCTTCTTCGTACTTTGTGTAGAGAGCCTCAAACTCATCACCGTAGCAGTCTGATAGACCCTTCGCTGTATCGGGGCAGAAGAGGGACCAGTTCCCTCCTTCCTCAACCCTCTTCATGAATAGGTCGGGAATCCACATAGCCGAGAAAAGGTCGCGACAACGCGCTTCCTCATCACCCTGGTTGAGGCGAAGTTCGAGGAAATCCATGATATCCGCATGCCATGGTTCGATGTATACAGCGATTGAACCCTTACGACGACCCGCCTGGTTTACGTACCGCGCAGTGGCGTTGAAGACACGCAACATGGGGATAATACCATCAGACTGACCATTGGTTCCCCGAATACGAGACTTATTGGCACGAATATCATGAATATGCATACCAATACCACCAGCCCACTTACTGATCTGGGCACATTCAGTTAGGGTACCGTAGATGCCATCAATCGAATCTCCCTTATTCGCGATTAGGAAACAAGAGGACATCTGGGGTCGAGGAGTTCCCGCATTGAAAAGAGTGGGGGTCGCATGAATGAAGAAACCCTGGGACATTTTATCATATGTTTCGAGTACGGATGGGATATCCTTACCATGAATACCGATAGCTACACGCATGAAGAGATACTGAGGGGTTTCAATCAACTTTCCATCAACCCTCTGGAGATAGCTCTTTTCGAGGGTTTTCAAACCAAAGTAGCCAAAATCAAAGTCGCGATCGGTTTTGATATGGTCTTTTACCTGCTGGGCCACTTCAACTACTTCATCCGTAATAATTTTAGCTTTTTGGAGTTTTCGCATTGCGAGATGGAAGTTATTAGGGCATACTTTATGAATATTACTCGCAATAATACGGGTCGCGAGGATTTCATAATCGGGGTCAGATGTGATCATCCCAACACAGATTTCAGCTGAGAGTATATCGATTTCCTGCGTGGTTATGTTATCATACATCGATGAAAATACCTGCTGTGCAATCTTGGATGAATCACAATTTTCAGAGAGTCCAGACGTTAAATTCTTGATCCTATTGGTGACGTTGTCAAATTTCATTTCCTCAATACGACCTGAGCGTTTAATGACCCTCATATACATTCTCTTCAATTTTTATTTTTAACTTATTTCTTACACTCGAGATCCTTGCTTCGGACCGCAACCGTTCCGACTGTCTCCATTTTACGGTTAGGCTGGAGAAGGTAGGTGTTCACGAAGAATGGACCCTCTTGACCCGCCTTGGCCACAGGAGGGTAAGAACCCACGAAGCACTCTGGGGCCTTGCATGGGATTGGCTCGACATTTACGGGTTTGTTGGCATACGCCTCATCAAAGTTAGACATGGACAACATTTAATATCTACACACAATTTTTTTCGGGGTCTATATTATATGTGTGATAACCTCCACCTCGATTCGATTCAGCAGTGTGAAACTCCATTGAACACCCTGTTCTTTTCGGATTTCAACAAAAATCTTCTCCAGCGTGGAATTCGTCAGGCGTTCAAAAATAAAACTGGTATTTCGATTGATTACCAAAACCCCGATGACCTCTTCAGTCTCATGCGTGTTGTCTTCATCAACAATGCTGGTGATCAATATGCCAAGGTAAACGAACAGGTCAAGTACATGAACACCAAGGTTATCGATACCTGCCTGTCCCAGATTCAGACTGGTGTTTCTCAGTATATTGCTTATGCTGAGGATATCGATACCATCAGCACCCCCATGGACCGACCCGTAAATACAAGTACTACCGGAAACAAAATTGATTTCAACAACAAAATCGGAATCAATTAAAGTTTTGAGTCTCCTGTAGAATAAGTATGAGTTTAAATCGATACAAATGTGAAACAGAGAAAGTGTGTAAATCGAAGGGGTGGGATCGCGCTCCTATCGATACCGTGTGGCTTCTCCTGACAGAAGAGGTTGGCGAACTCGCATCGGCGATTCGACAATATAAGAAGACGTACAAGAAGACAAATCTAAAAAAGGAGAGAGGGACTGATGTGATGATGGAAATGGGTGATGTATTCAGCTATCTCTTTCAATTGGCCCACATGCTGAATGTAGATCTTGATAAGATGTGGGATGAACATAAAGTCAAAATGTTGGACAAGAAATATAATCTGAAGTAATATCAATAATGAGTGAGTTTATGCTCAATGATGAAGCTGCCATTGATGACATCAACCCATTTGTCCAACACGAATTCTCCCTTCCAGGAGGTGTGAGACAGACGGGTAATTTTGAGGATTTCCAGGAAGTTCCCAAAAATGGGGGTATTCCCTCCGCGGGTAAAAGTGTTTTTTGCACCGTTGGATTGTGCAAACCTGAGAAACAGCCTTGCCGTATAAACAGGAATGTGCAACCTCGACGTAATATCGATTATGGTCTTATGTGTGGTAAAGAGAAGAAGCCGGTCGTTGTTGGTGTTTCAAACAAAAACACTATGACACAGATTATAGTTGTTTCCACACTCATTGCTCTAATTCTATTAATTTTAGTACGTTGAAGAAATACTTGAGTCGAGATTTCTTATCACAACCCTCGATAGCGTCTATCACGAATTTAGTACAAAACTTCTTGATAAACTCCACTTGCCAAGCACTCTCCATATTAATGCGGGGTGGTTGAAATGTTGGATCTAAAATTCGCACAGCGTGGGCCACACGCACGTATTTACGAATATCTTGGTCATACGTCAGGAAGCTCTCGAGTATCAGTTCAGCCATACGCTGTCGCACCTCGAGGGTCTTCTTAACCATTGTATCCAGGAACTTCTCATAAAGAATCGAGTGGGTACCCGTTTCGAGAGATACCCAATCAGCGAGTGGCTCGGTATTGAGGTAGTCTGTAAAGGTTGAGTATCCCTTACCCCTCGTGTACCGGTCATAGACAATCTCGACATAGGAGAGGTCAGACTCTACATCAAAAACATGCTTTGCAGATTTAAGGAAAGAGGTCATGTACTCAAACAGAGAGTCTCATCTTTAACCAAAAAAAACTCAGGGTATAATAAATACGATGGCTGCCGTACCAATGTTAGCCGGTGTAGGGATGATGGTATGTTGTTCCTCCAGTGTGGCTGCCCTAATGATGGGTGGTGAAGAGGAAACTTCAACCGATACCACTCCAACTGTAGTGGATCCCGATCGGGCTTGTCCGCGTAATGTAACTGTGGTGCGCACAGACAATCCAGTTAACTGGGGTATGGATCTACAGTTCAAGTGTGGTGATGAAACAATCGCAGTCGGTAATGATTTATCTGGTACTGCTACTAAGACTGTCGGTCCATACACTGTTTCTAAAACCGCATGCCCCGCGGTAATCGATCAAACAAATTGGTTAGGTGGGCATACCTACCCTGATACTTTTGATGTAACTGTTAGTGAATGTATTGACCCAGGTGAAACGTGTCCACGTGATGTAACTGTGGTTCGCACAGACAATCCAGTTAACTGGGGTATGGATCTCCAGTTCAAGTGTGGTGATGAAACAATCGCAGTCGGTAATGATTTATCTGGTACTGCTACTAAGACTGTAGGTCCATACAATATTAATAAGACATCTTGTCCGGTCATGGTTAATAAATCGAATTGGTTAGGTGGGCATACCTACCCTGATACTTTTGATGTTTCTGTAGGTGATTGCGAATGAACACCTAAGTGAACCTCACACAATGTAAAAAGTATGTCCAAAAATGTATTCAGCTATTGCAAATAATAGCTTTTCGTATCTTCTCACGCTCGATGAGATACGAAAAGATTTACCAGATGAAACCAGACCTTCATGGATAAAGATTACGACAATCACCATGGTGTCGAGCTTTATGCAGAAGATAGATGTAAAGAGACTTCGACGTCTTTTTGAAGAAATTGGTTCCTACAAGATGCGGCGTGTGGGTACCAAGACGGATGGGTTTGAGTGGAAATTGAAACCTACAACCTTCTACAACCAGGTCACCCTAACCTACCATGACACCTACAGTACCAAGTCTGTCAAGGTGTTCCCCAATGGCTCGATTCAGGTTGCAGGATGTTGCGACCTCTTTGATTGCAAACGTATCATCACCCAGCTTGTTCACATTTTCAAAACTTTTTTGGATTTGAAAATTGAAGTTCCATTGGATTCCTTTCGTGTTGTCATGATCAACTCCAACTTCAGCCTCAACTACAACATCAATCTCATGAAGGTTGCGGATTGGTTTGAGTCGTATGACGACATCTTCAAAGTTTCGTTTGAACCTGACAGGTACTCCGCCGTGAAGATCAAGTTCAAACCTTCTGAGGATATGAAGGAGATTACATGCAGTATTTTCAGTACTGGTAAGATTATCATCACAGGAGCAGAGACCCTCAAGGAGATTGCATTTGCCTACAATATCATCAACCAACACATCAATGAAAATCCACAAATCCGTGTATCACGTACAGAAGAAACTGATGTCTTTGATATTTATTTGGGATACAGGTGTGATCCGTTTGTCAAAGTTCTCAAGGAAAAGGGGTTCTCATCTTGGATGAGAACAATTACCAACAGGCAAATAAAATTCTAGTTATATTATATAATAAACGATGGCTACCCTAGCTGTAGCCGGTGTCGGCCTTATGGTCGTATGTTCTTCGTCCCTTGCGGCCTTCATGATGATGGGTGGTGAGGAAGAAACCCCAACCCCAACCACCCCAGCAGTCCCAGAAGATACCACCCCCAGCATGCTCAAGTGCCTTGACACACGAAAGCGTGGTGATATGGGTTGGACATTCAAGGAGCGTGTTAAGACTGAAGCTGAAGCTAGAGCTCTATGCCCCGATAGTGAATATATGTCTCTCGAATGTCCAACAGCTGATGGTTTTGAGGTCTTTTGTGTAGATGATATCTCACAGGCGGATGTTTTACTCGATAAAGAATGTAAAGGTGATGTAGCTGGTACTGCACTTCATGGGGGTGGAAATTTACATTGTGTGGGTCCGTATAAATGGGGTGATGTAAATGGCGGTGGTGCTAATCGTGGTTCCCTTTACAAGATTTAATTTCTGGGTGTATATTAACAATATGTCGCAACGACTTGGTATGGCCGATGGACGGTGCTTCACCGTAAACTCGTCAGCCCAGCTCTTCAACAACTATGTCATGAAGCAAAACAATATTTCTTTCGAGGACAACTACTCCTACCGTAAGCTCCTCCAGACCCAGGGTCCCCAGCTCCTCACCAAGGTGCAAGATGACGTACAAGGTAAGGGACCATGCATCAAGTGTGATAAACCTCTTCTCAAAATGCCCGACATTTACTAACTGAGAAAAATTCCCGAAAAAACTTTAAAACCATCCTATAGAATGTCAACATGTTCCATATGTCTAAATGAACTCCGGTGTACGAGGACCAACCCTCCAGCCCGGTGTGGACATATGTTTCATTCCCACTGTCTACAGGAATGGAAGAATCAAGGTAAGAATACATGCCCGATTTGTCGAAAAATTATAGACGGTACGCAATTTAAAATTACGGTCACTATACAGAACAATTACACAGCAACGGCGAATTCTGTGTCCTTGAATGAAGAGTCTATATTTAATGTCTTGGACCTATTTGACATTAATTTTGATGTAGATGAAATACCTGACCTAGATAGTATTTTAGCGGACCTTGGGGTGAGTCTTGCCGACTTTGATTCCACTGTCCTTGACGCAGAATGAACTACAGTACTTTTCGTAGTTTAAACCTGGATAGTCCCTAGAAGCCTTACGTGGATCAGTTATGGCTTTACCTTTAGCATCAGTCAGAAGTGGACCAGTAGCCCAACCACGCTTGTGACTGAATACATTAGCCTTGAACACGATACGTTTACCCACTTTAAACTGACCACCCTTCTTTATCCGTGATTCAGGAACTTTGAAGAATTTGGCTGTAGTTTTGATGGTGTCCCCAGGTTTGACCTTGTACTCAATCACACCATGTTGTTTGTAAAAGTGGAAATCTCCTTGTCGAATATAGTTCATGGGTCTCCCAGGAGAAACAAACATCATGACTTTGAAATACCCTTTTTTGCATTTTTCATCGGCACCCGCCCTGTATACCCTTTTGGGGTTGTCCGAAATAACGCGACGAGGGAGACCAGTACAATGGGTATAGTTGTGATGTCCATTCGAAAGACCAGAACGATCACCCGGGATGGACTTTTGCCACCTGTATGCCTCATAGTCCCCAACAGCATAGGCGTAGCAATTGTTGTTCCCAATACCCTTTGGTGTAGACCATCGCCTGTTGGTATACCTACTTTCCGAGCCACTCAGGGGAAGCGCCCTCATTTGTAGTTTACCTAGAAAAAAATATCCACATGTAATAAATGATTCAAGAGGTTGCCAAAGCTAAGTCCAGGTCCGAAATTCTCACCGAGGTTCTCACCTTTGTACTCGTTGTGCTCATCAGCACTTTCCTTCTCCGTGTCGTATGGAACCGCTCCCTCGTGAAGCACATCTCCATCCTCAAGCCCATTAGCAACTTGACCGATGCGTTCATCCTTTCTCTTGCCCTTCAGATTGTACGTGGCATCTAATTTCATTATTGATAAGTTGATACAATCAACTCTTGAATAATAAATGATTAAACTTCGTTGTATCCAACGATCTTCTCCCCGTTAGGACCCTTGAGAGTGGGGAAAGCGGTCATACCGTCGCAGCCACCCTTTTCACAGTCGACGAAGGTGTGTTCCTTTCCATTCTTCTTCATGTAATCCAACTGCTTGACGGTCCATCCACACCCCTTGGTTCCGTAAATGGTCCACTTTTTACCACCTGGGGAAGCCTTGGTTGTGTTCCTGTAGAGTAAGAACACAACGAGAAGAATTGCTACTCCAAGAAGAATCGTTGAGCGCTGCATATTTTATTATAGGTAAATATTAAAAATGTCTTCAACTGTATTCACTGTTGGAAACAAGAATGTCACGCTCAAGTACACCAGGAAAATGCCCCGTGGTGAAGTTGAACGGATGAAATCATTCGTCACTAAGAATGGTGACAAACTCGTCAAGACTCCAAAGTTTAAGATACTCTCTGAAGTTGATGAGGGTACGAAGAGGGTTTTTAAGGTCGTACTGTAATTATTTTCGACGAATTATGGGTCTCTGTTTTTTGGGTGCAGCTTTCATTACCGCTATGGCTCGTGCCATCGCTGCTTTCTTATCGGTGGGAGACTGAAATTTCTTTTTAGGGGCCATGATGGTCGTGGGTTTTTGGGGTTTGGTGATTGGAATCACGAGTGGTGCACTCTTTTCACCCGTAAAAAAGGGTTTCGAGAGAACCTCCTCAAAGCTTAGATTCACAGACTTATTACCCCTCAATCTAAAGTTTTTCAGATTATTAGAAACACGTGTGAGATACTTTGCGGGTAGAATGTTTTCAATGAATGACTTTATTACACGTTCTGTACGTGTCCGTGGCTGACGAACAAAATCATGTATGGAATTTAAGAAGTAATGTAAATCGTAATGTTTGTCCGACTTTCTCGAAATACCAATGTTTTTATAATTGTTGGCATTGATGAGAGGATTCTTAATTCGAGGGAACACGGAAAAACCAAAATCAATGATAACAGCTTCAAACCCTGCATTCGAAACTGTATATGTCTTGTCATCCAACTTGATTCTCAGTGCTTTCATAGGTACTGGACGCACTAAAATGTTTCTAAGATGAAGGTCGTGATGACGGAATCCTGGATACTTCTTTTGGATACGATAGAGGTTGTAGATTACTTGTAACATAACCGAACGAATTGCATATAGACTGGGTTGCGTGGCCATCCACTCAGCAAACTCTTCACCTTTCACGTACTCGGAATACAGAATGTCCTTCTTATCACATGTCTTATAAAGATACATCTTTGGGACACCAAATCCTTCCAATTTTTTAGCAATCGTGAACTCCATTTTAGGATTGATTTCATCAAGTGCTTTTTTGTACTTTGCGAGTGGTACATTATTTGTCTTTTCACTCAGTGAAGGGGTTCTAATTTCCTTGTAGACGATGTATTTCTCACATTCATCGTCTATGCATCCACGATACACCTTACCATACTGACCCTCACCAATCTTCACAGCACCTTTGGTCATTGAACCGTTTTTCTTTTTCAACCATAGATGCGACGCAGGGGCACACGCCTTTTTACCCCTGAGTAATTTTTTAAGTGTAGCGTTCATTCTTACTTGTTGTTAAGAAGTTATTTTCAACTTAACAAGAAGGGTGGGAACGAGTCCATTGGGACTCGGAATTGGATTTTTTTACTGATCATCAACCTCCTCAATCTCATCTTCATCCTCGACATCGACCTCAAGGTCATCATCGGGAAGGTTCACACCTTGGAAGGCAAAAGAAGGGAGCTTGGCCGACTGCTCAAAGAGAGCCTGTTGGAGACGGATGGTGACACCGAACTTGTTATCGATAAACCAAATCTGGTTGAGGTCGATGATAGCCATCGCCTTCTGTCCCTTCTCGATGCTATCGAGGGGAACAGGCTGCTTCTGCATGGAGTAAGACTCGGGTACAAATGTCCCATCAGGCTTGGTGAGAATCTTGAGCTTGATAGTGGATGGATACTGCTCCTTACCAGGGCGAACCATGGGTTTGTAGAGAGCCTGCTTGAGGACCTCCACGTTGAAGGATTTTCCGAGCCACTCCTCGGAATTCTCAGCCACCTTGTTCACGATGATATCATCAAGCTCCTTGAGCTTCTCGTGAAGCGCCATAGCCTCTTCGTTGTCAGGGTCGAAGGAAAGGTCGAGAGAGTAGGATGTACGACCAGTGCTTTCATCAGTGAAGGCACTCATACCGTAAGGAGAGCGCATGAAAGGGAACTGGATGTAGAGCTTTTTGTTGTCGCCGGCATTCAGGTAGACGGCTTTGCCGCCATTCTTGTTCTTGCGAAGTTTCGAAAACTGCACAGCGGCAGGGGAGAATTCAGTAGATTGCTGGATAGTGAGCGACATTGTTGGTAGTGGGTTATATATATCTTAGGTGGCTTGCCTTTAATTAAGTTTTTTTTGTTGACATATATCAAAACGAAACATGGGTCTTTTTAAAGATTGTGGTTGTGGATGTGGTGGCCAAAAGCAGCAGGAGAAGTTTATCATCTCTGTCATTTCCGGTCTCACCTTTTTTATTGTTGCGAACCCTGAGACATTCCGTCTCGTCAGGCGGGTTCTTGGATCGTGGATCGCTACCCCCACGGGTTGCCCCTCGACCCTCGGCCTACTTGTGCACACCCTCGTGTTCATCCTCGTCGTATGGGGTATGATGAACATAAAGAAGGAGGGTGGTGGCTGTGGTGGTAAGAAGAAGAGTGGTTGTGGGTGTGGTGGTGCCAAGAAGGGGAAGAAGGTTGTTGTCGTACCCCCAGTTCCCATGGAGGAGGCCCCTGACCCAAGACCCGAATTTGCCGAACGTGCCATTGAGGTTGTCGACAGTGGTCGTATGCTCGAACCCGCGCCTATCGATTCTGAGGGCACCCTTTTCAAGTAATTTCATTCATGCATTTTCCAGTCAATTTGGATAAATTGATAGTAAAATGTTTATTAAGCCGTTGTAAGTGTATCAGAAACTACATCCCATGTGAAAGTAGCACTTGGACCTTCTGCAGTGGTAATAGCTCTAGAATCTTTCGATGAAGTCATGTCAGCAGACTCGGATAGCTGAATGATGGTATTTCTCGCACGAGCTTGGCAACAATCAACACGGTTGGTAATTACAACCTTTTCAATTTCATAAGCCTGTCCAAGATCTATATCAAAGTATTCTGTTGCTGTATTGGTTGTGTGTGCAAAATTTCCCTTGTCTCCATCTACGAGATTGGCGTTGGGAAATTGGGGAGCATATAAATTACTTGCTGTCACCGTCTTACCACTAGCAACATTGACACCATCTGAGAACACTTCAACTTCAGCGAGGTTCATCCAATGATCACCATTATCTGGGTTAGTCCTTCCTACCCTGACATATCTATACTTTTTGATTACTGGTACTGCCGGGGTGGCTGGGGCTGGGGCTTCTTCTTCACCACCCATCAACATGACAGCCGCAAGGGACGAAGAACATACCATCATCATACCGACACCGGCTACAGCAATGGCAGCCATCGTTTTTACTATACTGGTACATTTTTTTTAGAAATCCTCATCAAATCCAATCTCATCTGAGGTATCGTCCATCTTTCCATAATCACCGACACGTTTTTCGAAAAAGTTTGTTTTACCGTCAAGGCTGATATTTTCCATAAAGTCGAATGGATTCTTAGATCCCCAAATTGGGGGTTGACCAATCTGTTTGAGAAGACGGTCGGACACGTATTCAATGTATTCAGCCATCTTATCGGAGTTCATACCGATGAGGTTGCATGGAAGTGCATCTAGGATGAAACCCTTTTCAATCTCGACAGCTTCTTTGATGATAGTGTGTAGTGTTTCAGTTGAGGGTTTGTTTCTGAGTTGTTTGAAAAGTTCTACAGCAAATTCTTGGTGAAGTCCTTCATCCCGGGAGATGAGTTCATTACTGAAACAGAGACCCGGCATGAGACCTCTCTTTTTGAGCCAGTATATGGCACAGAAACTACCCGAGAAGAAGATACCCTCAACACAAGCGAATGCAAAGAGACGCTCAGCAAAAGATCGAGTTTTGGTATCGAACCATTTCATGGCCCAATTTGCTTTTCTTTCAATACAGGGGACAGTTTGAATGGCTTCGAAAAGTTGTTTCTTTT